GAAAAGAATTTCACTCTTAAGAATAACTTTTTAGGATTGATATTTGTCGGGCATGGATATATTCTTATATTTGTTCCGACCACCTTATATGAATAATTTGATCTTCTAACCCTGTTAGATAGATCAAGCTGTCCAGCTCTAAGAATGTCCTCAAAGACCGGCAATACATAAAATATTGTTTCTGGTGTAAAAGATTCAAATGAAAACTCATTATTCAGATAGTTAATCGCTGATGTTGTATCAAAAAATCTATATGCGGCCTGTGGTGAAAAGTGAAAAACCTCACTTATTTGAATCTTTGTTCTAGGGCTATTTCTACTTCCTGAAACGATAAGATTTCCACTTGCATCCTTTAGCTCCTTATAGATATCATAGTCTTGTACGTCCTGTCTCAGCTCTATTGATCCAGACATCATATTATATGCGCCACCGACTCCAGCCTCAGAAGCATACGGCTCGGCAACTCTTGTTAAGAAATCAAGATTTTCTCTAGGATATTTTCCTTCTGATCCAGACATCACTCCTGATGATCCGGTTATTGGCATTCCTAAAAACTGAATCAGCTGTGACTTTGCCTGATATTGATTTAAAATTGAGCTAAACTCTAGTGTTGATTCTTCTAAGTTTGCCCATATCTGCTTTTTTGTCAGCTCAACTGATAATATGTCGTCGCCTAACTTTCTTTTAACAAAGACTATAACATTATCAGCCTCTGTTTGAAAGTTTGACTCACTATTAAAAAATCCAAACGGAGTTGGATTACTTGTATTAGCAAAAGTAGCCACATGACACCTATGATTGAGAACAACTCTACCAATAAGTATCTCTAAGACTTAAATGATTCTATCTTTCTTGTATCTGGTGACACTAAAAATGATATAAAATTAATAATAGTTTCTTTATATCTAACTGTAGCAGTGATATTAAAAATTATAAATTACTTTTTAGAAGGTCTTCCTCTTTTTTTTGAAGCTGTAGTGCTATCACTTTTTACAGGTTCTGAAATCTGAACAGCACTCTTCTCTAGTGCAGGAGGTGAATGAGCAGGCTGTGTGGTTGTCTGAGAATGTGTTTGCTGCTGATTTTGTGAAAATGATCTAACTGCTACACTTAAAACCTCAGCCTCCTCAAGTGTGTAAATTCCCTTGCTCTGAGCAGCTCTAACACCATTTACTAAAACTGTGAGAGCATTCAATTGATCCTCATACGTTGCCATTATTTCTCCTAATTCATTTATATGAAATTATAATCACAAAAATCATGTTGTAACACGCACAATAAAAAAAGGCGACTTAAAAGTCGCCTTTTTAATTCAAATATTCTAGAAAATATCTTAATCTTGTGCGTTACCGATGCAACTAATTGTTGGAGTCGTGGTTGTCGTAATAACTTCAACATCAACAAAGTCACCGGCTTGTACACCACTTGAGGCTATAAACTCCACTCCAGTATTGGCGTTATTCGCCTCATCCAGGAAGACAATATCCGTTGCGGCTGCACCGGCTGCGTCTAGAAGCATTCCCTTGAATGGTGTCGCTGTACCGAGCGCACTAAACCCAGCAGAAGCTGTTAGAAAAATATTATTTGTTAGAACAGCTGCTTGAGAACCTGTAAGCGTGAACCTTGCCTTCCATCCAGCAACTGCTGGGATATGAACGGTATAGATTGCAGAGTGATCACCTAATAAAATTGTCTTTCCGCTGTGAGATGCAGATAGCATACAGTCAGCACCGCTGAAACCAGATGTTCCTGGAGATACGACAACTCTCTCCTGTAGCATTCCGCCGAGAGATTGTCCATTGAGCTTTACACTTTTCTTAAACGTTGTTGTACTTTGAACATCTACACCAGAACCTGCCTCCTGGACAAGTCCCTTACCATCTGTAATTGTTACCTTTGGCATAATCTTTCTCCTTTGTCCGCATGATTCCAATTCGCCGGCGGGGTCGGTTGATTATATGAACTGGGCCTAATACTACATATCCCTATGGAGTTAAAATATCATTATAAAGTAATATAATTATCTAAAATCCAGCGATTACAGAAATTGCTATTAGTCCAGGCAACCTTTGCTTGACATACACGCCTGAAAATAATGTATCTGTCCTTCCCCCTACATAAGAAAAAGCTGCTTCAAGGTTCTTGCTCACACCTGGATTAGATGCCATCTCAGGAGTAACTATTAACAGCATCACTCCTGTTGATGCTTTTCCAGCTGGAGCAGGGCATGGAGATGATTTTAAGCATCCCTGATAGAGAATTGATCCCAAATCTTGTCTGTTTACATCTCTAGCAACTGTGCTTCCAATGACCATTCTTCCTGTCGTGCTAAGCACTCTCTCAAGATCCTTGGAGTCAAATGATTGTATTGGAGACGTCTCATCTGCTAGCTTCAAAACTTGCCATAGCAGCTTTGCAAAATTTCTATTCGCTGAGGGATATAGGTCAAGCATTCCGACCTTTCCCCTTAGCAGCTGAAGCTGTTTCTCATTATCAATCATGATGTGTGGATGAAGAGCAACGTCAGACATTAAAGATTCATAATTTGCTGCTATTGTAGGATTGAGCAATTCCTGAGCAGTCGGTCTTGTAACAATATATACTACCTGGCCCGCTGCCTCTACTGATCTGAGGTATCTATCAAATGCTCCACCTAGAATATTGGAAGCGCTTCCTGTTCCTCCGCCGCCGCCGGCAATAACAAAAAGCCAGTCTACCTTTCCTATTCTAGTTCGAATAGCATCTTCAACAAGCGCACTATTATTTTCCAAAACCTTCTTTCCAAGTGCTATGTCTTTACCGACTCCATCAGCACCAGGCAGCAAAAGAAAATGCTCAGCCGAGACTCCCTCTGGCTGATCCTTTACAGTTGTATTTATGAGAAGAGTCTTATTAAATCCAAGATCTAGAAATGCCTTGGCGAGTTTTCCTCCCCCACCGCCGATTCCAAGAAATGCACACTTAATTGCAGATGCGGCAGAATTTTCAGGAAGCATCCTTTCATCTGCGGTAACCGGATCATCATCGTACGCTTCAACGAAATCAAAATCATCAAAATCACCCTCATCTACTACAGGTGATTCATATTGAGAATGTTCAGGTTCTTCTTGAACATTATGACCTTCATTTATCTGTGTGTCTGTATCTTGGTTACTCATTTGGGGCTCCTGTATTTCTTGTGGAGGCTGTCGTTGATCTTTTAACTCATTCGCAACATCCTTTAATGTCTCCTTGGCTGCTTGCTGGTAAAAGCTATCATTTACATCTGACATTATCTTATTATCCTCTTGTTGTTCATCTGCATAGAAAAAACTCGTCTTTATAGAGCTTGTCATGACATATATTACTCATTATTCCACATTTATAAATATCTAGCTGACAAACATCTATCACAAATAAAAAAGGGGCGCCTCTATGAGGCGCCCCTTAGTAGCTCATCTCTAAGGATATCTTAGATTATGTTAAGATCAAGAACCGTTACTGTTCCGTAGAAGTCAGCACGAACCATCTTCTTACCATACCGAGTCATCACGCCCTTGCGAGGTGTGAAGTCTTCGGGGGCGAAGATAGTAGGAGTGACGATCAACGGCACGTAAGGTGCGTAGACATATCCTGTCTCAAGGTAGCTTCCACCCTTGTATCCAACTAGGACCTTATTCCGTGGGAAATAGGGATCCTTGTAAACCGTGAAACGGTTACTTAGGGAACCAATGGGTGTCGCACCAAGCGAGAATGGATTACTTGTCTGACCAGATCCATCAATAGTGATGTTGGGCTTGTAGAGCACCGAAGCCTCAAAGATCGTTGCGACCTCCGGGGAGCAAACCACGAAGTTAGCAGAACCTCTAAGGGTCTTACGGTGAATCTCATTAGCAACATCGATGATGGTCTCAACAAGAGTCTCATACCACTCACGAACTGTACCAGTGAACTGAGGACCTGAAGCTAATGTGCTAGCCTTTGTTGCCTCAGCTGCAGTCTTCTTGTTAACGAACTTACCAGGCATACGTGACCAGTAGTAGTTAGCACCTCTCGCCTCTGTGAGAAGATCATTGAGAATCTCACGATCAATCTCTAGTGCGATCTGCTCGGAAAGGATCTGAGTTAACTCAACCTCAGCGTCAAGGCTGTGGTATGCGTTAAGATCCTGTGCGAGTTCCGGTGACCAACGAGCACGTAGCTTACGAGTCGCGGCTGTAACTGCGATTGACTCAATCTTGATGTCAATCTCAGGAATGACCGGACTTGGTGTAGCTGCGAAGTTAGACTCAAAGGTCGGAATCGTCAACACATCACCATCTGTACTATTAACACCAAGGTTAGGTGCCAGTGCATATGATGCAGTGAGGTCGGTAGACCCGTTCGCCGCTGTAGAGGGACCTGCATACGTTCCTGATACGACCATTAACAGTGCCGCATTGGCTGTTGCTGTCGTAACCAATGGTTGGGACGTGAACTGTCCGCCCGAGTACGTTCCAAGCTGGTTGAGACGTCTAAGGTTAAGCACGTTCTTTCCACCCTGCCACTCATCAGACAGAGCTGCAATAGAGTCTGCCAAGTTTGTGGGAGAGCTTTGGTTACTAGTACCTGTGTTAGTTCTACTTGCTGAGAACAATGTGATGTCCTTTGCATTAGTAAGATCAAGACCAGAAACACCACTAAGATCTGTGAGATCAAAGATTAAGAACTGGAATCGACCACTGCCAACACCTGAGGTATCTCCCTCGATCTTCGTAGTGACCTGTGGATCAAACTGAAGGTGACGTCCATCACTTCCTGTTGCAGCAGCAAGACGACCACTCTGTAACGAGGCATTACCCTGCCACGCACCAGATGCTAGAAGTGTTAGTCTACTATTAGCAGAGGTTCCACTGATTGTCTTGTGAACCTTAGAGTAGGTAGCACCAACTAGATCATACTGACCACCGGTTGCGAGTGATCCTGATCGGACACCTTTACCTGTGGGGTTGTTATAGATTGATGTTCCCTTCTGATAGGTCTCAGCAGCAGCAGTGCCCTCAGTTCCGTCTGTGAGACTTGCATCACCACCGACGTTATCACCGTAGGTGTAATCCAGATAGAAGAGCAGACCAGAAGGAAGGCTCATTGGCTGAATAGAAACAAGCTCGTTGGATACGAGACCACCGAAGACACGACGAACGATCGGGAATGCGATATTTGTGAAGCCTCTGACGTCGCCAGAGGAGGCGAGGTTACCGCCACCTGTTGATAGAGAGTTTTGCTCTCTCAGGAGCTGAGCAGCCTGATTTTCAAGAAGTCGAGACATGGTCTCCCGACCATGATCATGCAGGCCTCGAAGAAGTCCTGTTCGGGACCACTTTTCGACCAGTCGCATACCTTCAGCACCAATATTTCTATCTCTGATGCCTTCAGTAAGCTGATTTAGTGTGAATGACTTTGCCATTTTTATTTTTCTCCTATAATGCAGTTAATGATAAAATTCACTTGATTCCGGCTAGCGTCGCCCATCTATTCACCTGATCGTCAGCTGAGTTGGCCGAAGACCGCCCAGTGACCTTAGAAGATGATCCGATAGCTCTGCGAACCGAAGATTCATTCATTGATCCTGACTTGCCCTTATCAAAGGATTCCGTCAGGCTCCTGTAAAGTAGCTTTACTTCTCTCAAGCTTCTAGCATTGTCAATGGACTCAACAACCGACTTTCTCTGAGCCGGTGTTATTTCCTTGCTTTGCAGAAGCTTATTTACATAAAGAAGCTTAGCATTAAACAGGTTTAGATCTGTCAACTGCTCACGAAGTGTTTCAACAGCACCTCTGTATTCCTTGAGCCTCACCGAGAGAGATCGATTATTACGTCTCTCATTTCTAAGTTGTTCTGAAAGAACATTTAACTTAACTTGTAGAGGATCCTTTCCAGGTTTTCCTCCTCCGAAATCTGCGCCTCTTGGCATCTTACCACCAGAGCCGCCATAAGAATTCTTTACACCAGACTTTCCAGAGCCTTTTCCGCCCCAGCTATCTTGCATGTCGCTCTTTATTCCCTTAATCTTTGTGAGATCCTTGGCTTCAGAAAGATGCTGTCTGAGACGAACTAGCTCGCTACGAAGAATCTTTTCGTCGATCTCAAATACTTCATCAAGACCTTCAAAATCCTCCAGCTCAATATCCACCTCTTCTTCTTCTTCAGGAGCCTCTGCAGCCTCAAGATCTTCTTCAGACTCCTCTTCCTCTTCTTCGACTACTCGAATAGTAGGCATGAGGTCCTCTGGAATCTCGAGATCACCTAAGTCTATCTCTAGCCTTGCCTCATCAAGACTATTAAGTCCTAGCATTGACATAATTTCCTTGATTTCTTGTGCCTCTGCTTTATCAATTGCATCCATGTTATCTCCAGATTTGAGCGTCTCTAGCTCAGAAAGATCAATTTCGTAAAGATTGTCATCATTCTTAGACGACAAATCATTGTTTGGATTATCATCCATATGACTACTTATTCTCTGTGAATCAAAAAGATCATCACTTTCACTAAGTTTATCAGCCATTTTTAAAAGTTTTTCTCGACTGTCGCCGTCGAGTTCAGATATTGATTCTTTAATTGCATCCCTAACTACGTCCTTGTCAGACACGCTCTTGAAATCATCAGCTCCAAAAAGATTCAATAATGCAGACATTGCACTATCATCTAAAATAACTTCACTATTAGATTCTGAAAGATCTGATCCAACTATCTCAGAGGCAACGTCCTGTAATACATCTTCATTTGAACCATCATCAGAGGACTCTCCAATTAACTGCTCTTCTATAAACTCTCTTATCTTTGGAGTAACTGCTTCAATAATAGCATTTTTGGCATTCTTTTCCGCTGTATCTCTTAACAGCTTCGCCTCTGCTATCGCTTCCTCATAAAGAGATTTTGACATTATTGATCCTCTTCTCAATTAAATATTATGTATTTTGTGAATTTGCATGTAGCGTTTCATCAATTTTATTGAAAAGCCTAAGCAATCTAATTCTCTGCCTTAAAATAGATCTCTCTGTGGGATCGAGATTAAAAATATCGTCCCATCCCATATTCTCTAAATCTTCATCTTCTAAATAGTCAATGGGTGCTCTAGAACTACCATACTGTGTTCCGGCACCGCCCACTTTTCCTGGACCAGTTGTATTAAATGCTTGACCTGCACCTCCAGTTCCAAGCGGAGGACCATCAAATCCATTTGGATACAATGTTCTATGAGAAAATGGAGCTATTCCACTCATCACAGCCGGCATATTATCAGACTCAGAAAGGTTTCCTATATCCCATCTCTGGAGACCAACCATGCTCCCCCTGTCTGCAGATCCTCTTCTTCCGACCTGTGGGTCTATTGCAAGGCGATCTCTACCAGTAACTGCGCTAACCTTTGATATTAATTCCATCTCATCTTCATCGATATCCTCAATAAAATCATCCTCATATTCTTCATATGAAGTTGGCATCTTATATATTCCTGTTTCTGCCCAGCCCATAGATGTCTCTGACCCTAGACCTGTCCCAAAGCTAGGAATTTTTTGTCCCTTTCCATAGCCATGACCTATCCTTTGATCAGAATTTGCAGTTGAAGGATTATAGTAAAGTCTGGTTGCCAAAGAAATTATCCCCTACCGTCAGATCCCTGATACGACCTTCCAGAAATATAATCACCCAACTTTTGGTCTGCTATATTTTCTGAAGTCTTAGAGGGAGATACTGTTCCTCCTAGTCCAGACCCGAACTCTGGAGCAGATCCATCCGGTAGTTCTCCTGTATATTCTGGTTGATCAGCAGGAAATACGCTTCCTGGACCGGGAGATGAAAGATTTGGAACGTATGGAGAGGCAGGCTTTCCTCCGCCTCCTGTTTCAACATCTGATAGATCAGGTGCATTAGAAAAATCTCTATTAAATGAATTTAATCCCAGACCTCCCACAACCGTTCCATCTAGTGCTAGTTCTTGAAAAACTTCTTTTCTTTCATCGTCATTTACATCACCAGCGTAAATTGGAGATGCTGAAAATGATGCTCGTAAATTTATACCGTTTCTAGATCCGTATGGCTTATCATCAGATGCAGCCGGTTCAACTATTGTCTGTGGTTGGTCAGCCATTCTATAATTCCTTTAAAAGTCTTATTTTGAGAATATTTCTAGCTTTTGTAATTCTGTTTGCTCTTCTACGAAGCGTAGATTCTCTTAGGCCAAGAGCTTTAACATAATCAATTTTATTAACTAGGTTGTCACCACCCGCCCACGCATCATCAACAGTGTCAGAGGATAACAATCCCTCTTTTTCTAATTTCTTCTTTTCTTCGATAACTATTTTTCTAAGAACAGCCGGTGTTAATGTAGTGTGTCTTGACATATGATCTCTCCACAAAGTGTCTCAATCATACATATTATGTAATGAAAGAATTAGCTACTCACATTAAGATCTTTTTGCTGTCGTAGCGAACGCTAAATCTGCCCATTTTTGTGCAGACTCACCGAATAATTCCTGCGGGTCTGATTTAGATGCTACCACAGCTGCTACATCTCCGGATGCAGCAGTTGGTAGAGATGATCCCCCGGGTCCTGGCCTCTCAGCTCCTGCCTGTTCTTGCAGTGTCGTCATTGCAGTATCAGCCAGTATCGACGATAAGACTGGATCGGCTGTCATACTTCTTGTCGTTTCTCTTATATTTTTTTCAAAATTAGGATTTGGAATTTCATCTTTTTGTGAAGTCTTATTATAAACTATATTATCAAGCCCAGCTCTTCTATTCACGCTCTGGCTTCTAGATTCGGATCTTACTGATTCTGATATCTGTACCTCTCTATGCTCTCCGATTCCTTCGCTTAATATCTCTATTAGGCATTCCTTTACTATTCCCTTTAATTTACTTCTAGCAGCTCTAGACATCAAATTTACCTACCACGACAATATATCATTAAAAATTCTATCTATTTTATCTGTTTTGGTAAAATTTTTATCAACATCACCGGGGTTTATAGTCTTTCCTTCACTTATCATAAATGCTCCAGGTGTAGAGGGTTCACTAACCATATCAAAACAAATCAATTGAAAATCTTCCTGGACAACCTGCCTATCTCCGTCGTTTCTAGTAGAGCCCACACCTCTAGAAGAAATTCCAAGTGTTACACCAGATTCAACGAGACTTTGAAGTATTTGTCCAGCGGGTGTATTAAGTAGCTCAACATGCCCAACAACAGAATCACCCTCTATGTGTGCTTCTCGGACTATATGTGAAACATTTTTCAGTTCTACCACCGAGGAATCCGGATGATCACATTCACCGAGCGCTCGATTCTCTTTAATAAATTTTTGATAATTTAGCATCTCTCGCTCTAATATAGATCTGGGATAAACCCTTCCATTCTGATTTAAAGTGTCACATTTTTGTAATACACCTCTTAGAACTATCTTTCCATCGTTTTTTTCACGAGACTCTTTAATCATATTAGATGTATAAGATAGAGGAGTCCACTCAGTCAAAAGTTTTAATTTAAAATCACTCATATATCGCCTCCCTTAATTCTCTCTTTAGTTGAATTAATGTTAAGAACCTGGCTATAGACTCATCATTCATTTCATTTATTGATTCATCATTAATTCTCTGTCTAACTGAATCAATTTTCTCTAATAAGAAGCCATTATCTGTCTTTTTCTCAAATTCATTTAAACTATTAAGTGTCTGATCTTTAATATTTTGAACTTTTTCTAATATAGATGTTCCACCGTCATGTGACATTGAAAAGACATATGACCGTATAATATCTCTCTGTTCTGAACAGAAATTATTTTTATACTTTTCATTAATTTTTTCTGTCATTATTTTTACAACAAGCGAATCAACGTCATGATCTATATTCTCTTCTATTGTTTGACATTTATCTTTTTCAGATAACATTCTTTCTATAACTTTTGATTCATACTGTACAGTTCTTGAAAGATCTGATCTATCGTTTGATCTCCAGTCATTGAGCAGCGTCTGGATTGTCGCATAAACTTGGTATTCTGGAACTCTCCTATGATAGAACATCTTGTCGCCTAGAGTGTGATTTATTTCTTTAATAAGAAGAGATTTTTCCCTATCTAGTTTTCTAGAATCACACCTTCTCGCTGCTGATTTTGCCTCTGTTAAAATTGCAGCTGCAACAGCAGAATCACTTACAGTTGACTTAATTAGTGCATTAAAAAGCCGGAACTCTCTATAGAGCTCGCTGTCCTTGTTAAATCTAGATTCAATAATTTTAAGCGTTCTCTTGGCTGACTTCTTATCTCCCTGAATTAACAGGTTTGAAATGTTTCTAAGAAGCAGCTCATAGATTATTCCAACATTTCTTTTTTTATTATGATTCCTCGGCATCGGGTATGCTTCCCTCCTCTGATGAATTTATCTCAGAGATTATAATCCCTTTATTACTTATCCTGCTCTCAAGTGATTTTAATGTAGATCTTATCTGTGATGTCATTTGTGTGTGATTTTTTATCTTTTCATTAAAGAAATTTGATAAAAATTCATCTTCTGTCAATTTTGGAATTTTTGCTACATTTCTAAGCGGGTTTTTAGAGTCACTGTTTCTTTGATATTGGGCATTTTTTCTTCCAAATGGATGAAAAAGAGAGTCTGATGCATCCTTTCTATCATGACTATGATCTGGTGCCATTTGTGGAGATCTTCTTCTTCTAGGTGAGTTCCATATCACCTCTTTCTCTGCCGGCGTTAACTCTTTATCCTCCTCATCATCGTCGTCGTCTTCATCATCGACTATGACCTCAGATAATCTATCAACAGTATTTTGAGCCCTTATGGGTGCATTAACATCTGATATGGATAGGCCCGATATATCTATGCTTTCATCTCCTGTTAAAAGGCCTAGCTGATCCTTATTTCTTGTGTCACCTGCCAGTTCCATTTCTGCTGGTACGGGTTCCTCAACTGCTGCGTCTGCGATTGCCTCTTCTTCTGCACCCGGTAGTCGAACTGCTTCAATTTCCAGATCTTGTTCTTTATCTACAATTCTCTGATCAAGAATCTGATCAAGAACCTCATCTGTCATATTAAAGATATTCTTTCTTATCCAGTCTCTACTAACAAGCCCCTCAACACCCACGGCAGATGTAGCTATTTCGAATCTTGTTCTATATAATTCCAGCTTCTGCTGTTGTGCAATTGTAGAAGGATTTGATAATTGAAGAGTAAAATCAAGAATATCCTCTCCCTCAAATCCATTACAATATAAGTGTATTATTGCCAGCTTATTTAACTCAGCTACAACAGTTCTTTGAATCCTTGCGATCGTCCTAGAAAATCTAATATCCTCTTGAGATAGTGTTGCTTTTGCTCCCAGACCTTCATCATATCCAAGATATGCTTTTGGAATTTTTAATGCTGCAAATAGCTTTTTCTGTATATATTCAACATCTTCTATGGCAGTAGCATTTGCTCCTCCAGCAAGAGTGTCAATCTTAGTTCCTGAAGAATCACCTCTCACAGGAAGGTAATAATCTTCATCAACAGAAAGTGGATTATATCTAAGATCAACTCTTCCTGTATCTTTATCTACGACCTGTGCTTTCTTTAATGTGGCTTGTACCTGCTCCATATAGTTTGGAATATCCTCTGGCGGAACATTTCCAACATCTATATAGAAAACTCTTCTTTCAGGAGACCTAACTACCCTGTAAACAAGCATTGCGTCCTCTACAAGAATAAGTTGTCTCCAGATTCTTCTTGCTGCCTCGAGAACAGATGACCCATAAGGTAAAAATGCATCATTGCCCAGAATTCTCATATGACAAACTTGCCAATTTTCAAGAACCTGATTCCCCTGAGTAACCCACCTGAACCTCACTGCCATGGGATCTAGTGGATCAAACCCCTCTTCTCTCTCTACCTCATTTACAGGAATTGGAAACGCATTAATTACGCCGTGGTCTGGAGATACATCATTGAATAAAAAGAAATCTCCGTACTTACAAAGATTTCTAACCCATGCTGTCAAATTAAATTCCACATTTAAAGTATCATAAAATAATTCATCAAGTAATCTTTGAATCGTTGGATTTTCTGAATATATGTGAAGGACTGATCCTTTTTCATCTGCAGAAACTGTCTCCTCAGCGTATATGTCTAGAGCTGAACTTATCTCTGGTGTATATTCCATCTCAGAGAAGTCTGAATATCTAGCCATCCTATCATATGTTCCATATGCACTCATTGCTGTGCTATAGACATGGCTCTGGGTCTTTCTAAAGACCTCGAATGCAGACGTTTGCTTGGATGACTTGCTAAAGTCACGTACCTTTCTCTTTATGACAGGCCCGCTTCTAAACAGCTGTGTTAGACGTCTAAATAATGTTTGGCTTTCCTGTGCCACCTAAATCCTCACTTATAAATCCAGTCAAATTCTTTTGCTAGCCTCATCTTGCTATTCCACCCTGCAGATAAAGAATTTTTTCTCTTATTTTCAGATCCTTCCTTAGGATTTCTAGATGGAGCACTATGAGGTCTTCCCTCTGTTATCGCACCAGGCATATCATCATACGAATTTCTTGTCATTTTCATACTTTTAAGCATAGCATCATTTAGCTCCTTTGAATGCTTGCTATGATCAGATGAGCTATCAAATAGCCACATTCCAATTGCAAAGCTTATTACAAGATCGTCGTTATACCCTTTCATTGCCTTCGCTTTGTTTCCAGCCCACGTGAAAGTCTTTAGTTCCTCATAAAATCTACTTGAATATATCTTAACATTTTTATTTCTAATTGTCTCTTCTAATTTAGATAATATTAAATTTCTAGTCTTTCCGCTCGTTGTAAAACCTGCTATATCACTATCTTTTGTTGGAACATAGTTTCCTATAAATACAGACTTTCTTTTCTTATGATACAGGTTTGGATAATCAAGATCCTTTAGCTTAATAATTGTAGCGAATCCATAGCTATTATTTTCAGGACAAAGAAGCGCATCGTTATATTTTTTTCCAAATTCAAATAATAATTCTCCAAATCTATCGGGAGGAATTTTTCCTCTATACTCTGCAACACACTCTCCTTCTCCGACATCAATGACGTGAAAAGTTGAAAAATCCTTAGAATCTCCCCTTGCAACATCAGCAGATATAATATAGGAATGTTCTGACAGTGCATGCTTCCATACCCACACATTCATATCATGCCCTGCTCTTTCTATAGGAGATTTACACATTTCTCTTACCCACTCTATATCTCCGGGTGTTAGAAATGTTTCTCCTGATGAGGCAAAGTCACACAGATACTCTTGAGAAATCTGTCTATGTGATAAATTTTTGGTCGTCTTATCAAACCAGTCCTGACCTCTCTCAGGATGAACATCCCATTGAAGCTTAACTGAGATAAATTCATTAGATCGCTTCTCTGCGTCTGTGTAGAGTTTATAATACTGTCCGCCCACACCATTTGGAGTTGAAAGAAGTATTACGCGCCCACCTGTGGAAACTGTGGGGTATAGCCCAGTCCACAGCGTATCAAAATCTCTAACAAATGCTGCTTCATCAACAATTAATAGAGATAGTGCTTCTGATCGACCTGCGTCATCAGATGTAGGAATCGCCTTTATAGATGATCCATGGCTAAACTCTATAAGCTGCTTATTATTTGTGACTATTTCTGGAAGAACTATCCACTTTGGAAGACTTCTAATCATAGTCTTAACCTTGGTAATAAAGTTTTGTGCGACGCTTAGCTTTGTTGCAATAATAAGAATATTCTTGTCTTTTTGAAATAGGGCCATCCATACCGCATATGCTGCAACAAGTGTAGACATTCCAAGCTGTCGTGACTTTAATATAATTGTAAATCTATTTTCCAAGAATGTCTCAACACAATCATCTTGAAAATCATAAGTATCAAATCCTATTAGACCCCTAACTGGGTGCTGTATCTTAAGATAGGAATTGAAAAAATACACAGGATCCTTACCAGATTTGATAATCTCCGATACCTGCCTAGATTTATTGACCCTTGACATTATTCACATTTAAAATTGGTAAATCTTCTATAGTATGCAGTTTTTCTTGGTGTGAAGGGTGAAGATGTTATCATCTCAACACTATCACTTGTTCCTAAGCTTTTAGCGCTTAATGATCTTCCCGATCCCTCTTTAAACTGCCTTTTTACATTCTTCATAAATTCATTTGTAATTTTTATAGATTCATCTTCAAACACTCTTACCTGATCTCTTAGGTTTCTTTCTGATGCTAGGTGAACAACTGTGACATACGAAACAGAAAGTGTGTCACCAGAAAGTGAAGCCTTAACAGACATTGTTGGAGATGAAATTGTTGAACTTTTTCCCCATGTTGAATCTAAAATTTGACCAAGAACGTTAACTTCTTCAGTACTAAACATAATAACTCCTGTTACTAATTATTGTGATCATTCAAAAATAAAAAATGAAGATGCCTGTTTTATTATTTCTTTATGAGATAAAACTTCCTCATCTGACGGTCTCCAGCCTGATAACCACTTTTCTCTCATAGGTTCAGCCCATTTCATTCCACATTCAGAACAACACTTGAATCTTCTAATATAACTATAATCATCCGCTGTATTCATTGTAATTTGGCATACTGGACAAAATAGATAAGATTTTTCTTCTCTATCTTCTGTTATTATCACAAACTTATCTCTATACTCATATTTCTTTCCCGAGCTTGATTCTTTAAGGATGGGAAACTTTTGTATTTTTTTCATTCTTAATTATCTCCAAAGAGTTGTCTACTATATCTTTAATTTCATCCACATGAGATATTATTATAATATTTCTAAACCATTTTTTAAGAGACTCTAATAGTCTACTGCATGCAGCGATATTTGTCTCATCAAGTGCACCAAATCCCTCATCAATAATTAGCATGTTCGTCTTAGTTAATGATGATACATTAATGAGAGCAACTCTTATTGCAAGAGAAGACATCATCTTCTCCATTCCAGAGGCTAGTTCAATAACCCTTCTACTATCTCCGTAATCTATAAAAACATCCATCGCATTTGTATCTATGTCTGCCTCTAGCTCAACAGTAAACCCCACAACACCTTGTAAAATTCTTGAAATTTCAGCATTAATTAAGGGAAGCTGTGACATCATTATCTGAAGAGGTATACCTTTCTTAGACACAGCTTGCATAAAAAGATCATATGTTCTTAAATCTATCTTGACTTTTTCAAATTCTTTTCTCTTATTTTCCATATCAGAGACCTGGACTCTAAGGCTTGCCACATCTTCAAATAGACCTAATCTTTTCTTATCAATTCTTTGTATCTCATCTTCTAGAAGTATTATATTTGATCTAATAACTGATGCTGGATTTTCTTCATCCCTAACTAGCCTAGATGACATGCCATCTAAAATAGAAGATTCTCTTGACAGGCTTGATTCTAGCTGGCCCATCTCATTTTCAATATTATTATGTCTAACTATCAATGATGAGATTTGAACAGATAAATCTGACTGTTTTTTAATCATTGCGTTGTATTTTTTAATTTTTTTCTCAACATTCTCACTTAAAATTGATTCAAAGGATATCTTTGCATCTCTTAAGGATGAAATAGATCTTTGTACTACCTCTCTCTGATCATTTATTATCTTCTTATCTCTATGTGAATCTTTAATAAATTTACAAGTTGGAAACTTGTCTCCACAAGGAACCTCTCCTAATTTTTTGATGGAGCCCACTTGGCGATCAAGCTCTCTTTTATTTTTTTCAAGCTGATGATCTAAATCAATAACTGCTCTATCAAGTTCTTTTTGAATCTCAATCTTCATCTGTAGATCTTTTATAGAAAAGTCTGACTTTACCTGTTCTATTTTTGAATATCTTTTTTGCCTTAAAGCCACCTCACTGGTGATCTCTTCTTCCTTGTCTTTTAAGCTTTCTATATCTTTTTTATATCTTGAAACTATTTTTTTCTGGGCTTTGAGTTCTGACACTGTTATGATATCCGGATTGTCGGATGTAGCTAATTGAATATTGAGATCCTTTAGTGTGGTTCTTTTTTCAAATATATCTTTTTCAAGCAGCTCTATCTTCTCATCATTTTCAATTAAATAAAACTTAATATTATCAATTTCCTCATCCCAGTCTATATCTGGATATGATTTTACTTTATTTCTTATATCATATGACTCTATCTTTGCTATTTCGTGCATCTTTTCAAACACACCCAGGTCGAGAAATTTTGTTAAAATCATTTTTCTTGATGTGGCGCCTTCTTTAACAAAAGTGCTCATCTCCCCTTGAGATGCTAGCGATGTCATTAAGAAATCATCAGCTGTCCCAATAAGCTTTCTTAGAATCTTTTCTGTTTCTCTTCTTTGCTCCTCAGTGATATCCTCCTCGATATCTCCCAAATTATTTAATTTGTATAGATTTAAAGAAGTTGATGCATAAATCTCTCCCTTTCTTGTCTGGTGTTTTATTGTTGATCTTATGATCCTATAGGGGTCACCATTTAAATTTATATCAACTACAGCCCTGGCGCTATTTTTTCTATTATTGATTATGTGAATATTTTTAATAGATCCTCTATCTGTTGTATTAAATAGACCATACATCAATGATCCAATTATAGATGACTTTCCTTTTGCATTTTTTCCAAAAATACCTGTTATCCCAGGAAGATTTTCAAAATTAACAATATTTTCATTTCCATACGAGAATAAGTTATCAAATCCCAGTGAATTAATTTCCCACCTGGTGTTTCTTAGAGTATCTTCTTCCCTCGTCACCTGTGACATGTATTTTTCTATTAGCTCATCAAATTTTTCAAAATATTTTTCATTTAATTTTCCATCTCTGTAGTACTCTCTAATTAATTTTTTATGAGTCTTTCCATCTCTAAGATTCTCCTTATTAAATGTTCCAGAGGCTGTCTTTATCTTGGACGCATCAAATGTTGACTCTGACTTGAAGACTACCTCTGTGGCCTCTTTGACTCTCATTAGCTCATATTGTAATTGCTTACTATCTGCCTGAGCTATAACACTATCTGATTTTACTCTAAACCTTGAACAATTGGGATATTTGTCAGCTTCATCTAGTGTCTTTTCAACAGATCCCTTCCAGCATATTGTTATAAATGGATTCAAATGTTGTATTTCATAAAATTTGCTATTAAATGAGTTTTTATTTTCAATATCCCAGAATAAAAATCCTTTTCCTGTATCTTCACCATAATTTTGCTGTATAGATGATCCGCAGTATGCTATAGTTTTTTTATTGTCTAAATACTGTCTTTTGTGTATGTCTCCTAGAAGTGTGAAATCAAAATCACTAAAAAAATCAACAGTTATATCTCCATCTATCTCCCAGTTAATATCAGTTGTTGAACCCCACACAGCACCATGAAATAATGCAATATTTATTTCGCCTTCAATAGGTTTAACATTCTGCCATCCTTCCTCATCAAAACATGAAAAAACACACCAATTATATCCAGGAATACCTGTCGGATATGTTCCTGACCTTTTATAAAGAAAGATATTTGGATCATCTAATGCAGAGAGTATGGGAGATATCGCATCTTGTCTATCTGTATTGTGTTGTAATCCATCGTGGTTACCAAGAATGACATGCACAGGTGCTATCCTAGACATCTCTGTAAACCACCAACAGAGACTGTCTATCAGCTCTGGAGATATCCCTTGGGTCTTACTGTGTACAATATCACCCCCAAGATAAATTACATCTGGAGACAACTCTCTTATCTTTTCAAAGGCGTCAGAAAATGACTCTTTATACTCACTATGACGAGACAGCCCCCTCCAGTGAATATCAGCTAAATGAACAATTTTCATACCAGCGTCCCTATCTTACCGACAAGAGATAAATCTCTAGACCAGAATATTGAATTTTTTCTTCTTTCTTTAAACTCATCTTTTGTCATTTCTCCTACATCTTGAAAATCACCCAGATCTATCACCCGTACATCACAGCAATATGAGCTTAAAAGATCTGCATATTTTCTAGTTTTCTTTTTCATATCAGAGTCAAGTGATAATAGAACTGGCGTTCTATTTGAAATAATTTTTTTAAAAATATATGATTCCTCTCTAAGCGATGATCCAAGAAGACATGTAGAATTCTGGTTACAAGAAAAAAGATCAAATGGACCCTCTACAATGGTTAATTCCTTTTTCCAGTTTAAATTAACCTCATTAAATACTATGTTCATCTTATCGGATTTTGAATTTATATATTTTGGCTTCCTATCTGGGTCTATTGACCTGGATACAAGATAATTTAATTTGCCATCTGAATCAAATGATGGAATTATTATTCTTCTCCTATGCACACCTGTTGAAGATGTTCCTAGCCTAAAGTACCAAAAATCCTTTTTTGTGAGTCCTCTTCTAAGAAGATACCTTATGCAATCTTTAATATCTGGATCATTACTTTCAAAACTTTTACAAAGAAGAGTGAATTTTTCCGGAAGAAGCACGTTAAAGCTATCATCTTCTCTCTCTAGATTATTGCATCCCTGATCATCCTTTAAAAATCTCTCCCTATACCTGTGTGCTACATCGTGACTAAAACTTTTCTTTAATATTAGAAATAGATTTCTACCTTTTGCGTCACAAACCCAGCAGTGACAGTTCCAAGTTTCCACATTAATAGAAAACTTCTTTTTTCCACTTTTATTTTCACATACCGGACAATAGACAGCTACATTTACACCATCTCTTGCTATCTCGACTTCTCCAAAGACATGTCTTAAAAAGTCAATCTTATTTGTAAAGGTTTCCAATGTACCCTTTTAAAATATAATTCAAAAAATCTAACTGTTCAATTTAATTCCAGAGGAAGCTATTACATACGCGTCGGCGGCATCGTAGCATCCTGGCTCTAATATTATATTTCCTTTTCTTGGGCCAGATTTTAATTTTTTTGTCGGCCATTTAAAATTTATCTGGTTAGAGACCCATTGATGTACTTGTTCTTTAGTGGGTGCTCCTCCTTTTGATTTTCTTATGATTTTTAATCCTACAGACTTTCTAGCTATATTGACATTAATATATGATGGCTCACAAAAAAACTCTTGCTGTGATAGATACCCAACTATTCCATTAAATCGCGCCAGAGTCAGTAGCGTCTTTGCAGAAGAGAGGCCTGGTCGAAAAGCCTGTAAGTTCTCTTCTATAAACACGTCTGTGATATCATAGCTTATGTTAAGTGATGATAGAGATTCTTGAACTATTTGGGCCTTTTCAAATAAATTTTTTTCCTTAGATAGCGAAATATAACCTAGATTTACAAACGATCCATCTTCATCTAATATACACCATCCCGTGCATGCTGTGGAAACATCTAATCCAAGAATCAATTTAAAAATCCTTTTTAAATTTAATCAAAAACTCATCACTTCTTCGCTTCTTGATGGGTTGTGCTAGGTTAGATCTCATTATAACATTTAAATTATCATCATGTAGGTTTAATCCGGTGATGTACACAAAATCAGGATCATATTCATTTGGATCAAGAGATGCTGATATAGGCTTAAACACTGGATTAGATGAAGAATTAAACATTCCTACACCCGCCGGAATATTAACTGTTAACATGTGAATATTTTGCTCGCCCTTACATTTTAATTCAAATTCATCCTTTCCAAAAAATGGAATATTTGGAGACTTGATAACAGCCACACCCTCATTGTAAAGAACAGTTCCCACATTTGCCCAAGTCGGGTGTGTTGTCAATGCATCTGCTCTAAACAGGCCACCCCTCCCATTATCTTTAAGTGATATTCTAACTTTTCCTCCGGATCCGGTTACATTAGGGTCTGTTATAAAAAGTGATCCAGGAAGTATTCTATTTCCATAGAATAAATTAGACATATCAAAGACAGTCACCTCATTTGAGCTTGGGTCTAATGTTCTATCATAAATAGTTAAGACTGGACCGACTGAGGTTTCTATTCCACCAAGATCTGTAGGTGTGCATCCCGCTACAGCTTCTGAAATTTCTTGAGGAAGGAGCGGAAGAGCTGCAGAATCAGGGACCATATCATTAATATTGATTACAGAGAGGTCAATTCCACCCAATATATTTGTAAATTGTGACATATTTGTGCTGACTGATCCGCTTGTGAGAAGATCAAAGTCTGGAACAAACCTTCCATTGTCATTTGGAAGAACTGTTAGGTTTCTTTTTCTTGTTGATCCTGATGCATACACATACCCATTTGCTGTTATATCCAGCACTGTATGATCTAACGTAGATGCCGTTAAATTATAAAGTCTAGGATAATACCCTTTAACAAATTCTCTACTAAAGTTTTCTAAATTAAGAAGTCTTCCTCCCACACCAAAAGAAAAATTAACATTGAACGGATCAGTAGGTGCCTTTCTCTCAGTCTGAAAAGGTGTTATTAAAACATTTCTCTCTCTAGACTCTTTGGCAAAAAAAGGCGGCACATAAAATAATAGGTCTTTTGTATCTGATCTTCCTGATGATATATTCTGCTTTATCTCATCACCATTTAAATCTCTATCGAATATTTTAATATCATGAATCTCTGCATTTAGTGGATGATCAAGATCAAAAGATATGGGATCGTTAGTAAGGCCCGCTGTTTTTGGAAAAAATCCTTCTCGGGAAGCTGCTGTAGTATTAAAAAACTTAGCCTCATTGTCCCATCCTTCATAATAATTTCCCAAAACTAACGCCTCTGAAGATACATGCTTCGGAGGAAGTATTGAGGAAGATGGCACAGAAAATGGATAATGATCATTATCTATCCAGATNCTTCCTGTTCCATCACTTACACTCTTTCCTCCCCACGCTATGGAGACATGATGCCAATTATTTTTACTTAAAGAATTATCAGCTGTTACAAAAATCAAATCTTCAGGATACGATCTTGTATTGTTTTTTGTATTTAAATTTACCCTAGATGGTCGTCTATCTGCACTATGACTAAGTTGAAGTAATATTCTATATCCACTTACATTCCCATCTCCATCTCTGCCGCTTCCCGAAACTAATGATACAGCAAATGCTGAAGAAAGATGCATAATCGTTCCGGCTTTGAAGTCTTTTCCGGGATCGTTTGTATATCTTGGGTTTATATAAAAATCTATTGTAAAAGATCCAGTCGGGTAATACGGCCTTGTCTCTCCTGCCTTTCTTTGAGCATTTGAGTATATTAGTGCTGAATCAGATGGAACTAGTGAAGAAGTAAAAAAGTTAAGAGTATGATAGTTTGTATACACAAATTGACAATTATCATAACTAGAAGCATAGTATGGCATCAAAATATTTCTTACTATACTTTTTGCTGCTGTGTTCAGATTAAATAAGTATGGTGGGTCGAATCTTACAACATTAAATCGTTTTGAGTTTCTAGCGATTTGAGATGATGAATTAACTATCTCCATATAGTCAGACATGCTTGACCTAAGATCATAGCCTGTTCCAGCTTCAATTGCCTCAATTGCCGTTCTAGAAATATTTTCTAAATCAATTGCTGCCGCATAATCTTCCTCATTAAACCCTGGAACACCAGAGCTTTCTGCATCATACGAATTCTCTCCCCATTGAGAAGGATCTATTAGATTTTTAAAACACTTGCTAGGCCTAGCAGAAAGATGTGCAGAGCCTGTAGTTAATGCTGTTGCAGGTTGAAGAGATGAGCTAACAAAATCTATCTCTGGATGAAGCGTTAAAGAAAAGTGCTCTATGTATTCAGGAAGTATCTTTATAAGAGACATTCAGCCCTCTCCGCTAGAAGTCTAGACGAACTCTTATTGTAAGGTCCTTCTCATCATTCTTTTCAATGGGTCTTGAGAGTTTGGCAACTGCTAAGAGATTATCTTTTGCATCATAAAGGCCTACTGTAGTTATGAAGCTAAAGGCTTTTTGAGTTGCCTCCTGGCCCGTTTCAATAACCCTTATCTTGTTGTCTGAGTCTGTGTAGGTTGGATTAGATGAATAATTAAATTCATCTGCTGTAGCCCTGCAGAAAATCAATGTTGAGTTTATATTTGTTAGATTTTGAAATGTCATCGCAGTATTAGATCCAGAGCTAAACCTACAACTTGCAAAGTGATCCACTATATTATCAATCGATGCAGAAACCATAAAGTCTGGTATAAA